ACCACTCGGCGGGACACTGCCCGCCAGCATGCGGGAGTGCGCAAAAAAAGACCAACCCGATGAGGGGTTGGTCTTCTTGTCTGGTGGTGCAATCGCACCCTGGATCACAACTCGCTATCGGGGCATGGGAGTACTGGTGAGGGTATCAGCGGAAACGTGAGGCTCGCTTGCAGCGTTCATGCACGGCGGCGAAGAACCGCCGGCTTCACGCTTCGCGAAGCGGTGTTCGAGACGCGGATACCGCTGGCGGACCACGGAACCGAACCCGCGTCCGCTTGCTGATCCAAATGGTAACACTCTGGCCTTGAGGGCGTGGACTCGACGATTTGGCCGAGTTACCAATCAACGGGGCGGATCAGTTCGAGCGATCTCGCTCCAGCCGTGGTCGAACGTGAACGTGCGGGCGTGGCCGACGGGGTTCTGAATTCTGAGCACGCTGGCTTGTGCCGGATCGGTCGCGTGCTCGACCACGTACAACCAGTACGCATCGCCCTTTTCGCGTGCGCAGTCGAATTGCGTGTGTGACAGTCCCACGGGGCGATCTTCCAAGGCACCCGTCATTGACTTCACTTCGACCCATCGAATCTGCCTGCCACCACTGTCTGCCTCGAAGAGGTCAAAACCTGGGTTTCCTTCCGGAGTGCGGCGCAGTGATGGCTCAAGACCAATGATCAGGTCGATTGCACGCCCCTCGATCTGCATCCGTTCCACCTGATCGAGGCCATCGGGATCGGGGCCGTCTGCATCGGGATGTGTGCCAACGTAGGAAATGAATGGTCGCCCCCCTGCGTGGCCGGGCGTCCTTTTTCCCTGACCGCCGCCTTTTCCGCTGCCTTTGTCACCAGAAGTACCGTGGCCACCTGAGCCGCCGTGCGCACCTCCATTACCCTGGCCACCGCCGCGCGAAGTCCCGGAGCCAGAGCGGCCTTGGCCACCACGTCCCGAACCCGTGCCCACGTCATCACCGCCGTCCGGATCAGGGGTGCCCGGCGGGATATCCGGCATGTCATCGCCGTACAGATCTTTCGCACCGTCGTACACGTCGCCATCAGACGGCTCGTCGGTCTCCGACTCGGGTGCTGTCGATGGCTCCGGTTCAGATGGTGGATTGGTGATGCCCAATCGGGAAGTCAGGTCAGCCACGTTAGTGATACCGAGCTTGCGCAGCAGATCGAGTGCAGCCGGATCGATGCCTGCCTCTTTAGCAAGCTGATCGATGATCGGCGGCTTGAAGGCGATCTTGGTCAGCAGGAATGGATTGGGCTTCCAGCCAAGGGTGTCGAACACTACGAGCCCCGGGCGCACAAGCTCGCCGTCGACGTTCGGCACCCAGGCGACCTGCTTGAGCGTTCGGATGAAGGTGGCGTCGAATCGGGCGGTCTTTGTCTCGTGGGAATAGCCCCACTTGTAGGAGCCGTAGAAGGCGGCAGTGCCACGCGCCTCTAGATCAGCCAACGCCTCCCACAGCACCTTCACTCTGGCTGCTGCCTCCTCGGGTTTCAGTGTGGGCAAGAGCTCCAGCAGCTGTGTCAGCCCGCGAAGGGTGAAGTCCTCTGGCTGGCTTTCCCAGCTCGCACGCTCAAGGCCTGCTTCTCTGCGAATCTGAGCCTTCTCGGAATGCCCCAGCCCCGACGGTGTTGCTTGCGGTATGAGGTAGCGGCTTGCGCCACACGACACCAGCAGGTCACGGATGTCTTCACCGCGAAGGCAATCGTATTCGTTGTCGACGATGAAGATGTCGGGCACACCGGCGAAGAGCTGCTGCAGACGGTCGGTGGCGATGTAGACCTCTTCGGGTTTAGCGACGTAGGCTTTGCCATCACCGGTGTCGACCACCTTCACAAAGTTGGTATCGCGCAGGGCTGACCGGAGCTTTTCCTTCTGCGTTGTTGAGTCTGTGCTGAAGGCCGCACGGATGCGCTCGATATCGGCAGCGTAGGCATCGTCGCCCACACCCACCCCTTCCTGCTGATACTTCGGCAAGAGGTTCCAGATGACGTCATCCACGGGGTCGGGTTCGGTGATGCCCAGCGAACTCAGGAACACGCGCACCTCGGGTGTCGCACACACCGCGCGGCGCATCGTCGGGAAACTGGTGGCAATGGCGCTGGGCAGGAAGGCCTTGGCTTTCCCGTTCTCGCGAGCGACGACGTGCGTACCATCATCGAGGCGGATGAGCGGAACAGTGTCCAGGTGGCGACGCAGTGCCTTCTCCTGGCCGCTCAGGAATTCGTACAGCCGCAACACCCACTCGTCGGATTGCGCCTCAAGGAACGACTTGGTCAGGCTCGGCACCAGCTTTGTCGGTGTGATCTCGTCGATGTCGAGCTCGCGCATCAGGTACTGGCGAATCTCAGGTGCCTTGTCCTGAGTGATGTCGCCAGACAGCCAAGCGGCAACCTCCGAACCGAACAGCGCTGCCACTTGTTCCGGGCTGAACAGCTCGCGCAACTCTTGCGTGCGCGCCAGCTTGGCGTGATGGGCGGTGACATGCCTGCCGTCGAAGGTCGGAAGCAGTTCCTCCTCCTGAAATGCCTGCCGGACGGCATCAAACATCGGCGCGAACCGCGAATCTCTTGGGAACTTCTCGCGGTCAAGCGGCAGGCAACGCAGCGCCGAGACATCCAGCATTGCCTTGTCGCTCATCCAGCGCATCGCTTCCACCAGCAGGCTAGACGTTTCCTTGACCAGATGCTGGTTCCACGGCTCGCCGGGCGGAATGTTGTCGCGGCTTGGCGTGGTGCGGTACGGCCCCTGCACGAGAAGACCAAGGTGGCTCTCAACCACAGTCGGGAAGAACGCCACCAGCGGCGACTTGGCCAGAGGCTGCACAGCCCAGCGACCAGGGGCGTCCTTTACCGCAACCAGCGAAAAAGCAATTTCCACCCGCCCGACCTTCTGCCGCTCGGCAGAAAACACGTCGCGGTGGAACACCAGCCAGTTCTGATCGACTTCCGGCCGATCATCCTCTTTGCCGATCACCGTGATGCGCTGGACATTGGGCCCCAGCGTTTCGGGACTATTGCGCAGATAGAACCCGGACGCGCCGCCCTCGACGCTCCAGTTGATTTCGTCAATGTGGCGCAGGAACAGCAGTGCGCCTGGGCCCAAGTGGCGGAACCCCGCCGTGATGTCCTGCGCTGCGCTCGCGTCCTCCGGTTTCAGGGGCAGGATGATCTGCGTCTCATCAGCCGCGCGCGCCGACCGTTCCGACTGCTTGGGAAAGACGTAATCCTCAATAGCAAAGTCCTCTTCGCCAGAGTGAATCTCCGGAAGATCGGTGACGGTGTAGACGGACTTGAAGCCGAGGCCGAAGCGGCCAATGGAGGACTCGTTCTTGGTGCTCTCGGCGATGTCGCAGACGCTTCGGACGTCGGCCTCGTCGAACGGCTTGCCAAAATGCGAGAGCTTCAGGCGGGTCGGGTTCAGGGTGAACGCAACCTTGCGTGATCCGTGCCACTCGCCCCGCCTACCGAGGGCGTCCTCGGCGTTTTGCAGCAGTTCGAAGATGAAGTGCGTGCGGTCGTCGTACAGCCCAGCTGCCAGCCTCCCGGACTTCTGAGCGCCTTTGGTGCCGTAGCTCTCCCGGTTTTCCTCGCAAATTGCCTCGTAGTTGGATGCCACCACCGCTCCCTCTCGGTCAGGCACCTGTTCGATGCCAAGTTTGCCCAAGTCTGCACAATCGTGAAATATTATGACAAGATGTGGCAGTAAACCAAGCACAGCGCAGATGACCTGGGAAAGCCGATGAGCGACCAACCGGACGAGATCCTCACGATTGACGAGGTTGCCGCCTACCTGAAGGCAGGCAAGCGCACGGTCTATCGCCTCGCTGCGAGCGGCAAGCTCCCGGCGTTCAAGCTCGGCGGCACTTGGCGCTTCCGTCGCGGTGAGCTGGATCAATGGATCGCCAGCCGCATCGGCAAGGCGACAGTGGATGACAACGAGGGGGCGAAATGAGCGCCAGCGCGACCGCACTCCAGTCCAAGGCCAACCCACAGCAGCTTGAAGCCATTCTGGCCACCGATGGACCGGTGCTCATCATCGCCGGGCCGGGATCGGGTAAGACCTTCACGCTGGTCGAGCGCATCGTCTATCTCATCACCCACAAAGGGGTCGCCCCGGAGTCGCTGCTGGTTGTCACCTTCACCGACAAGGCCGCGCGCGAGCTCACGACCCGCATCTCCAACCGGCTGGCCGAGCTGGGCATCCAGTTCAACCTGAACGAGATGTACCTTGGCACCTTCCACTCGATCTGCCTGCGAATCCTGGAGGACTTCCGCGAGTTCACACGCCTCAAGCGCAGCTTCACGCTGTTCGATCAGTTCGACCAGCAGTACTTCCTCTACCAGCGCATCAACGAGTTTAGGCCGCTGGCCGACGTGCAACTCGTCATGGGAGACGATCAATCCGGCCGCTGGGCTCAGTCCGAGCAATTGCTCAAGTGGTTGAACAAGGTCAGCGAGGAAGCTCTCGACCCGGCCGATCTGGAGGTCGCACCTGATGTCGAAGTGCGTGCTTTGGCGGCCTGCTTCCACAAGTACCAGGAGTTCCTGCACGAGCACAACTGCCTGGACTTCTCGGGCATTCAATACGAAGCGCTACAGCTGCTTGAAAATCGCCCAGAGGTGCTTGCGCGGCTGCGCGAGAAATTCTCGTACCTGATGGTGGACGAGTATCAGGACACAAACACCATTCAGGAGCGGATCCTTCTGCTCCTCGCTGCTGAGCGCCGAAATCTGTGCGTGGTAGGCGACGACGACCAGGGTCTGTATCGCTTTCGAGGCGCGACGATCCGCAACATCCTGGAGTTCCCCACGCTCTTCCCCGAGGGGCTGTGCAAGCAGGTGACGCTGTCCGTCAACTACCGCTCTCACCCCGACATCATCCGTTTCTACAACGACTGGATGCAAGCCCAGTCCTGGGACGATGGCACACGCAGCTTCCGCTTTGTCAAAACGATCGTTCCGCGCGAGGAAGACTTTCCCGGCGTGCCCACCGCCGTACGCCTTGCGGCCAGGGATGCACCTGGCGAGAACACCAACTGGCACGCCGAGGTGCTGGCATTCCTAGGCGAGCTTAAAGAGTCTGAGCGGCTAACGGACTGGAACCAAGTCGCGTTCCTGTTTCGCTCGGTTAAGAATGCCCGCGTGTTGGCGCTGGCTCGATACCTCGAAGGCCAGGGTGTTCCCGTCTACTCGCCGCGCTCGAACATGTTTTTCGAGCGAGAAGAGATCCGCCTGATGATCGGCGCGCTGATATTCCTGTTCCCGCAGTTCCCAAAGGCGCGGCAGTGGGCTGAGGGCGCGCAGCTCGACATTTGGGCCTACTACGACCACCTCTGCTTCAAGCCTTTTACCGACGAGCTGCGCAAGCCGGAGAACAAGCGCCTGCTCGATTGGGCACGGCCACTGGCCAAGCGCCATGCGGTGCTGGCGCAGAACACCGACTACGCCTTCTCGGGGCTGTTCTACCAACTGCTGCAGTTCCAGATCTTCTCGCGGTTCCTCTCCGAAGATGCGCTGCATGGCGTCGACAAGGGGCGCGCGGCACGCAACCTGGCCACCTTCTCCAAGCTGCTCACCAAGTTCGAGTACCTGCACTTCGTCAGCGTGCTCAACCCAGAGTTCCTGGAGAAGAACCTGCGCGACCTGTTCAACCAGTTCTTCCGCTTCCTCAGCGACGGCGGGATCGGGGAGTACGAGGACGACGCCGAGTACGCGCCGAAAGGCTGCGTCTCGTTCCTGACGGTTCACCAGTCCAAGGGGCTGGAGTTTCCGGTGGTCGTCTGCGGCTCGCTGGAGGCTGTTCCGAGAAAGCAGCACACCGCGCTTGACGCGCTGTTGGAGGATGGCGGGTATCTCTCGAAGCCGCGCTTCGAGCCGCTTGAGCACATCAAGCACTTCGACTTCCGGCGGCTCTTTTATACCGCTTTTTCACGCGCGCAGAACCTCCTCGTGCTGGCCGCGCAGGAACGCAGCGCCCGGGGGTTAGGCAAGTCACCCTCCAAATACTTCGAGCCGTTGTTCTACGAGCTTCCGAGCTGGCGCGCCGTGCCGCTGGAAGCCCTCACCTTCGAGGCGGTGAAGGAGATCAACCTCAAGCGCGAGTACTCCTTTACCTCCCACATCACGGTGTTCGAGAACTGCGCTGAGCAGTACCGCTTCTTCAAGGATCTGGAATTCGCGCCGATCCGCGAGAGCCCGATGCTGTTCGGTACCTTGGTGCACCAGACCATCGAGGACATTCACAAGTCGGTACTGTGCGGCGAGGAGAGTGCCGTCACCCTCGACGCAATCCGAAGCTGGTTCTCGACCAACTACGCGATGCTGTCGAAAAAGGAGCGCGTCTACCTCGCGCCCAGTTCGCAACAGGCGGCGCTGCTGCACGTGATGCGCTACTACGAGCGCGAGAACGGCAACTGGGATCGCATCACGGAGGCCGAGGTCGAGATTTCGCTGGTCAAGGATCAATACATCCTCAAGGGCAGCGTTGACCTAATTCGGGGTGAACACGACACGGTCGAGATCATCGACTTCAAGTCGGAGAAGAAGCCCGACATGGAGAAGGATCGCAGCCGCATCCAACAGTACCAGCATCAATTGGAGGTGTACGCCCATCTGGTCGAGGAGCGCACCGGCCATAAGGTGAGCCGGATGCACCTGTACTACACCGGTGAGGACGGCGGCAACCCCTTCGTGTCCTTCACCAAAGACGACCGCGCCATCGGTAAGACCATCGCGCAGTTCGATGACATCGTGGCGCGCATCGAGCGGCAGGACTACCAGATCGCCGCACGCCCGGCCAAGCTGTGCCAGAGCTGCGATATGCGCCCGTACTGCGACAACAAGAATTGGAAATTCAGGAAAGACGAAAAATGACAAAAACCACAACAGCCGCACAGGAAAGCCTGCAACTGGCCACGCCCGACGGCGGTACGACCAGCGTCGAGAAGTACGAGTTTGAGCCGATCAAGGGCTACCCGATGCTGAACTGGCGTGGCAAGCGTCCGTTCAACTCGACGCAGTATTACCCGGCGCAATTGAAGGAAGTCCACGGCGAGGAAGTGGATGGCTGGAGGAACAAGATTTTCTGGGGTGACAACCTTCAGGTCATGAGCCACCTGCTGAAGCAGTTCAGGGGGAAGGTCGATCTGATCTATATTGACCCCCCGTTTGATTCGAAGGCTGACTACAAGAAGTCAATACAGATCAAGTCCGCAAAGGCCCGTGGAGATCAGTCGTCCTTTGAGGAGAAACAGTACACCGACATCTGGAACAACGACGAGTACCTACAGTTCCTCTATGAGAGGCTTGTTCTCTTGCGAGAACTGCTTTCCGAGAAGGGCGCAATCTTCGTGCATGTAGGAACCGGTGTTTCCCATTTCGTTCGTTGTGTAATGGAGGAGATTTTTGGCAAGGAGAGATTCGTCAACGAGATAATCTGGCGAAAGGCGTTTGCACATAACGATCCGGGGCGCTGCGGAAACATTCATGACGCAATCTATTACTTCTCGAAGTCGCCTGATCGGACTTGGAACAAGGTGTTCCAGAAAATCGACAAGGACTACGTCGAGACCTTCTTCGATTCATTCGATCCGGATCGGAACGAGAGATACAATCGACTGCCAATGGATGCTCCACGGCACGGCGATGGTGGAAACCTCGTCTATGAGTGGAAGGGAGTCTGGCCATCGCCTGGACGGACATGGGCAACTACCAAAGACAAGATGGAGGCATACGACCTTCAAGGGCGCATCCATTACCCGAAATCTGGTGGAGTTCCTCGCCTGAAGCGCTACGAGAGCGAGCATGAGGGCACAGTGATCCAAGACCTCTGGACGGACATTAGCAAGCTGCACAACTTGGCAACTGAGGCGGCACGATATCCAACACAAAAGCCTGAAGCGTTGGTGGAGAGGGTTGTTCTGGCTGCATCAAATCCAGGTGACCTCGTGCTTGATTGCTTTATGGGATCGGGCACGACTCAGGCTGTCTCCATGAAGCTTGGCCGTCGATTCATTGGGGCCGACATAAACTTGGGCGCGATTCAAACAACAACGAAACGTCTCATCAGCCTTGCGGAGACACTGCGCCAGAAGCAACTTGACGGTGAGGTCAGGCCATTCACCGGCTTCGAGCTTTACAACGTCAATTACTATGACGTGTTCCGAAACCCCATTCAGGCCAAGGAGCTGTTGATCGAGGCGCTGGAGGTGCAGAAGCTGGGGTTCAGCACCGTGTTCGACGGCGAGAAGGACGGGCGCATGGTCAAGATCATGCCTGTCAACCGCATAACTACGCGGGCCGACCTGAACGAGCTTATTGCTGGTTTCGACTACAAGGCGTGGGAGCGCAAGCAGAACGAAAGCCCGAACCGCCCCGTTGAGAAAGTCTCCCTCGTCTGCATGGGCCATGAACCAAACCTGGCTGCCCAACTGGAACTGGCCGCGAAGCCCTTCAAGATCGACGTGGAAGTGGTGGATATCCTGCGCGATAAGGCCAATCTTGAGTTCAGGCGCGACTCAGAGGCAAACGTTGCCATCAAGAACGGCGAGCTGGTCATCGCCACGTTCTACCCGATGAACCTGCTGCAGAAGCTCTCGATGCAAAAGGAGTCGGTCGAGGACTGGAAAGAGCTGGTCGAGAGCGTGATGATCGATTGGAACTACGACGGCGCGGTATTGCAACCAGCGGTGGTGGACATTCCAGGCAAGGACGATCTGGTGACGGGCACGTACAAGGTACCGGACGACGCGGGCACCATCCGCGTGAAGATCACCGACCTGCTCTCGGAATCGTGGGAAGGGAGCGTCGGCAATGGCGACTAGGCGCGCAGCGACCAAGGCCAGCGCTAAGGCGGCCACCACGCCTGGCGCGTCGCTCGACTTCGCCTTCTTCCGCTTTCTATGGCGGTTCTACCAGGACAACCGGGGCGCGATCCGGCAAAACCAAAAGGAACTGACCCGCAAGTTTCTCGACTTCAACAACCCTGAGAAGAACCCTAAAGCGTTCCTGCGCCAGCCTCAGTTCGAGGCGCTGGAGACCTACGTCTTCCTCAAGGAGTTCCTCGGCAACGCCAAGGTCGAGGAGATCTTCAAGGCGTGGTACGAGCGCAGCGGCAAGTTTGAGGGCCGGAAATTCGGTTCCTTTCTCGGTACCGCCGGGCAGGAGATGTTCGAGTTCGGCGAAAGCGACGAGCTGGAACTGAACTCGTACAAGGTGCTTTTCGACAAGATGCGCAAGAACTCGCGCGTCTACCCGAACTACATCTTCGCGCTGACGATGGGCACCGGCAAAACCATCCTCATGGCGACCTGCATCTTCTACGAGTTCCTCCTGGGCAACAAATTCGAGAAGGACGCGCGCTACTGCCACAACGCGCTGGTGTTCGCACCGGACAAGACAGTGCTGCATTCATTGAAGGAGATCGAGTCATTCGACCTTACCCGGATCGTGCCGCCGGAGTACGTCAACTTCCTGACTACGCACCTGCGCTTTCATTATCTCGAAGAGGCAGGCACGTCGCTGGATACGCTGGATCGCTCGCGCTTCAACATCATCGTCTCCAACACGCAGAAGATCATTCTGAAAAAGCAAAGTGCCTCACCTAGCAAAGTTGACCAGTTTTTTGGAAGTGGGAAGACCTATTACACCGAGAAGAACGTTTATTCCGAAGCCGAGGATCTTTATAGCTTCGAGCAACCAGAAAATGAAGATGGGCTGGTGACCAACCAACGTTTCGAGAAGCTGCGGCGTTTGGAACAGTTAGGCATATATGTGGACGAGGCCCACCATGCCTTCGGCAAATCACTGGCCAAGGACATGGGTGTAGGAGTGCAAACAGATACTAGCTTGCGCACCACCATCGACATCCTCGCAGCCAGTCTCAACGCAGCAGGCACCCGCGTGGTGGCCTGCTACAACTACACCGGCACGCCCTACGTCGGGCGCGAGGTGCTGCCCGAAGTGGTCTACGCCTACGGCCTGAAAGAGGCCATCGAGAAGGCCTACCTCAAGAAGGTGGTGCTGCACGGCTACGGCAACACCCGCACAGACGAGTTCGTGGACATCGGCATCGAGGCTTTCCTGAAGGAATCCGGTGCGCTGCGCCCGGAGGGTCTGCTGCCCAAGCTGGCATTCTTTGCCGCCACCATCGACGAGTTGACAGGCGAGCTGAAGCCAGCGGTCGAGCGTGCGCTGCTTAAGCACGGAATCCCGACCTCGCGCATCCTGGTCAACGTCGGCGACGAAAAGCTGACCACCAACGACGACATCCGCGAGTTCAACCGCCTCGACACCGAAGGCTCGGAGAAGCAGTTCATCCTGCTGGTCAACAAGGGGCGCGAGGGCTGGAACTGCCGCTCGCTGTTCGGCGTGGGCCTGTTCCGCGAGCCAAAGTCAAAGGTGTTCGTGCTGCAGGCCACGATGCGCTGTCTGCGCGCCATCGGCGAGGCCCAGCACACCGGGCACGTCTTCCTCTCGGACGACAACCTGAACACCCTGGAGGACGAGCTGCAGCAGAACTTCCGCATCAGCGTGGACGATTTGCAGAAGACGGGCAGCGACAAGGAGCGCGTGGAAGTGCGCGTGGTCGAGCCGCCGGTCAAGATCAAGCTTGTGCGTGTGCGCAAGCAGTACCAGATGCGCGAAAAGCAACTCGTACCGGGCCAGCAGCTGGTGCCCGAGCGCGCCGACCGCGAGGCTTGGAACATGCTCATCGAAAAGTACCGGCTGATCGAGACGCAACAGGAAGGGTTGACCGCCGCTGATGCAGCGCGCGCGTCGGGCACTCGCACATTTGACCTGACGGCTCGCCGCGAAAAGCGGATGTTCTCGCCGATGACGCTGGTTGCGGAAGTTTCCCGCTACCTCAATCTCAGCCCGCTTGGCGTCGAGGAGCTGTTGGACGCCACAAAGGAAGGCACGGGTGAGCTGGTAGCCATGACCAACGAGTTCAACGAGCTGCTCTATGACGAGCTCATCCCGCGCCTGTTCCGTCAGCTCTATGACCTCGACGAGTCGCAGCAAACCGAGGAGCACGAGGTCGATCTCATCAAGCTCCCGCCGAACGGCTACTACGAGGTGACAGCGGCCAAGGACAAGATCGTCCACATGAACGACGTACAGGTCAATGACGAGGAGCGCGCCAAGAGCTTCCACCTCGACACCTACTGCTTCGACTCCGGTTCGGAAAGCTGGCTGTTCTGGGATCTGCTGCGCGAGCAGCGCGTGAAGAAGATCTACTTCACCGGGATGCTGACCCACGGCCAGTCCGACTTCTTCATCCAGTACATCGACCCAGATTCACGCACCGTGCGCAGCTACTACCCGGACTTCATCTTCCAGCGGGAAGAGCCGGACGGCAGCCTGAAGTACGTGATCGTCGAGGTGAAGGCCGACAACCAGATCGAAGACGCCGTGGTGCAGGCCAAGAACGACTTCGCCCAACAGATCGCAGTGGCCAGCGGGATGGAATACCGCATTCTCAAATCATCGGATGCGGACAAGCGACATTTCCGGATGCTGCTGTAACAACCATCGGTTGCTGTTGATTCCGTAATCCAAGGTGCAGGGAAGACAAAATGACCAAAAAAAGAATCTCGAAAAGCACGCTCTCAATGTTCCTCCGCACGAACTGCGACCGGGAGCTCTATTTGTCTCTGCACGAAGATTCGGAGCTTCAGACGAATGGAATGCCGGTGCCGCTACAAGCGCGACCTGGAATAGGAGTGTTGCAAACCGCAGGTAGAGATTTTGAGGATGAGCGAAATGATCAGTTGATCCAGTCCTTCGGCAGTCTGGTCATTTATCAGCCTGATACAGGAGGAGGGAACAAGCCAGTCAAAGCTCCGCTCGCTTCCTTGCTCGCCAAGATTACATCTCTGCCATCGATAATTTTGCAGGGGAAGTTCGAGCCTTCAGCTTTCCAGAATGCAACAATGGCGAATATCGGCCTTCAGCCAGGAAAAGTTACCCTAGTGCCGCCAGTTGCAGGACTTATTCCTGACATCATAGTTGTACGTCAGGCCAGGGCCGACGACGAAGAGGTAGGCCAGAACGGAGGCCGGAAACCAGTTGCCCTGGCAACGGAGACGCGTCGTGCGTTGAGCATTATTGACGTGAAGCACACCAGCGAAGCTAATCCCAGCTACTCTGCTGAGGTTGCGCTTTACGCGATCTTCTTAGCCAACTGGATCGCTCATCAGGGGCTGCAGAACGACTACTTTGTCACCATTCGCAGCTACTTGTGGACCCGATTCAAGCAAGGTCAAGCCGCGCTCGATGCCTTAATGTCCGGCTCCACTTCGGCAACACCGAACCAGTATTTGGATGCACTGATTTCCGATAGCGAGGACGCCAATCTTCGCTTCTACCTGCCCACTGTGTTGCATTTTTTCCGAGAAGACTTACTCCGGGTCATCGCAACTGGCGATGCTTCAGCCAATGGTTGGAAAAACCTCGAATGGCACGTGGATGGTCGCTGTAGCGCCTGTGACTGGCTCGGTCATGAAAAGTGGGCGAATCCGAAGGACAAGGTGCGAATCTCGGAACAACCAACCCATTATTGCTACCCTGCCGCGAAGCTGACCGGGCACCTAAGTCAGATTGCCGGCATGACTCGTGGTGCAAGAAAAACGCTGCAGATTCATGCTATTCAGGATACAGCGGGCGCCGCCGTAGCTCCATCTGCACATGCTGCTTTTCAGCAACATAGTCACCTGAAGAAAGAGCGAAGCCGTATCCCGGTTCGCGCCCAAGCTCTGATCTCATCGACGACCAGTGTGGACAGTTCGGCAGTGCTGGCAAGTCTGGCTCCTTGGCCGCAATTGCACGTGGCCATCACTGTCAACTTCGACCCCAGTGCAGGTCTGCTCACTGGCTTATCAGTATTCGGCAGGGCAACGGCTTATGTAAGCGGACAAACTCCGCGACAGTTCGCTGCGAAGTGTTTTGTCGTGGATCAGAAGAGCCTCGCCGATGAGTGGGTCGCCCTTGAGGGGCTGCTGTCGACTCTGTCCGACATAATTGGCCAGTCCGAGGCGTTCGTTCGCGCAGCCGGGAAAGCACCTCTTACCGCGCAGGTCGCATTCTGGGAACAGCGTCAGTTCGAGGAACTGTGCGCGGCGATGGGGCGTCATTTGCCCAAAGTGTTGAGCCTCACCAACCGCAAGACCAAGGCGCTGGCATGGCTGTTTCCGGCCGACGAACTCATCGAGAAGCCCGATGGTGCGGTCAGCCCGTGCGTTGTCTTCGTTGACGAGATTGTTCGGCGGGTCGTTTTTGCGCCGACACCCCATGTCATCACGCTGTTCGATACTGCCGAGACCTACTATTCCGGACCGGGGCCGATCCGGCAGGGCGATGCCTTCTATCGTGAATTCCTGACCAACGGTATTCCGAGAGAGCGTATCTACGAGATCTGGAGCAATGTAACCACGATCAAACGCGGCTCGGTCACTGCTCCGCGAAACACCGTCATCCAGGAATTCGGCAATGCTCTCGAAAAGCAGTGCCGGGCACTGAACAGTGTCGTCGAGAAGCTACGCACGGATTTCAGGGGCCAACTCAAGGCGAATGCGCCCAAGCTCACTCTCTCGATTCCACAGGGCACCCGCGATGTCGCCTTCGACAGCAAGCTTTGGGTCTGGTGGGAAGATCTTCAGTATCACACCAGGAAATTGGAATCTCACCAGCGCCTGGCGCTCGATGCCGAGGCGTTGGAGGCGAGCTACGAGGCAATTCGTCTCACCAACGGCCAGCCGACAGGATCGCCGAACGAGTACGTTTTTGACGTGTTGGCGGGATCGACCGAGGCAAAACTTGATGACAACGAAGGATTTCTTGCCTTGGGCAAGGAAGGCTATCCCGGACTCCCGTTACAACGTGCAAGAGACATCATCTCGCCCGGTGGTCCACTGTATTTAGGGTCGGATCAGGCACTTACCACACCATTGTGGTCGGCATTATCAGTAACGCTCGTGTCATTCGATCGCACCACACGCAAGGCCGTATTGCGATTAAGCAATCGGCGCGAACCGGTGTTTTTCCCGTACCTACTCGCCAATTCGACCATTGATTTGATGAACGACATCTTCATCACCAAGGGGCAAGGCTCATTCAAATGGTACGAAACGGCTAAGGATATTCTGAGCGCTGTCGGGAATCCACCCATTGCGGCTCCCGACAGCAATGCGGCAGTCGCAATGGGCGCCAGGCCGCCGAGTCCTGGCACAGATACCGTCACCCCACTCGCGCGAGTACTGTGGGAGGCTGGCTCGGTTCACGGCACTTCCGTAGTTGCCGCCCCTCAAGCCGCATTAGTTGCAGCCTACGCGAAAGCCCAACACAACCTTAACAGCAGTCAAACTGATGCCGTCGCGCATGCAGCAGAAAAGGGGCTGACGATCATTTGGGGTCCACCTGGCACAGGGAAAACCCAGACGCTTGCCGGCTGCATTCATAGTTTAGTTCATGATGCTGTACGGCGTAGCCAGCCATTGAAGGTCTTGGTGGCTGGGCCCACCTACAAAGCGGTGGAAGAACTCATCGGTCGCGTAGTGACCTCGCTGGACAATGACGTGACCTGTTCTGCCGAAATCTTCGTCGCTTACTCTTCATCGCAAACCCCGAAATCATTCTCGGCAACGAACTCGCATCTGCGGGTTGAGTCGTTCAATCTGCACCAGAGCAACCAAGAAACTCAGGATTGCCTTGCCAGCTTGGCGAATACCGACACCGTCACGATCGTTGCCACATCAACGATGCAGTCCTACAAGTTGGCTGAGTGGACATGCGGACGTTGCGTTGGGCCGGTCTTTGATGTGGTTATCGTTGACGAGAGTTCTCAAGTTCAGGTGACCACGGCCATTTCGCCATTAGCCACACTGAAAGAGGACTCTCGCTTGATCATCGCCGGAGACCATCTCCAGATGCCTCCAATAATGGCCCTTGAACCGCCTGTTGGGGCCGAATATTTGGTGGGCAGCATCCAAAAGTACCTGCTCTCCCGACCATTTTCTGGCAAGGTCAACACATGCCCGCTCGAAGAAAACTACCGTTCGGCGGAAGATATCGTGGCCTATGCGCGAACAATCGGGTATCGGGCAACTCTACAAGCCTCAAACCCGGCGACGGCACTCCATTTCCTAGCCTCGGTACCAACCCCGGCAACCGGCTTCCCAAGTCCGCTACCCTGGTCTCCTCTTTGGCCGCAAGCCCTGGATGCCGGCAAGAAGGTACTGGCCTTGCTACATGACGACGATCTTTCTTCGCAGAGCAACTCATTTGAAGCGCAAATCGTCGCAGCACTGACCTGGTGTCTCAGGAATGCCGTGAGCGCAGAGCTCGATGGACGAGGCAGCGCCACTCACACATCACCTACACCTGATCAGTTTTGGGGACAGTGCATCGGTATTGTCACTCCGCACCGAGCACAGCGTGCGCTGGTGGTACGCGAGCTGAGGGCGATTTTCCCTGGCGACCCTCCCGATCTGATCGACTCTGCGGTTGATACCGTGGAAAAGTTCCAGGGGGGACAGCGGCACACCATCATCGTCACTTTCGGTGTCGGCGACGCCGACGTGATCATGGGTGAGGAGGCGTTCCTCATGCAGCTCGAGCGCACCAACGTGGCGATTTCACGGGCCATGGCCAAGTGCTTGGTGATCATGCCGATGACGCTTGCCGGACACGTTCCTCAGGACAAGAAAGCGCTAGAAACAGCGCACGCCATCAAAGACTACGTCGATGAATTCTGCAACCGGGCGATTGCCGATCAAATTACGTCTGGGGCAACGTCAAAGCAAGCTAAGCTGCGTTATCACCAGTAGCACCTGTGTCGACTTAAATGCGTTCGACGTGGAAATCAAACTCGACTGCGGCAGCAGAATCAGTTTTCATCTGATCTGCTTGCCGCTTCCCAGCATCAGCCGAATCGGCGGCACGAACTGAAACCAAGCGCCAGTTAACTTCGGACTCATCCAGCGAGTTCCTGAAAATTTGCTTCGCATTTACGGAGGCCGAGGGGATAATCCCGAAGCGGACATACATGTGCAGCGTATCAGAGGAACTCTGCCCAACGTTTTTCCAAACATTACCGAGAGACTTGGCAAAGGCATCTTGGCCGCTATGATCAAGTTGCGGACCGGCCGAGTAGTCAACTTGACTAGGGCCTCCAAGAAACCAGTTTCTCAGCCACTGGTCTTGAACATATGTACGCATCCCGTAGTAAGGCGGCGACGTGATTACGATCGATGGTGCTGAATCGATTGCACCAAACGATTCAGGCAATTGGGCATCACCATTCAATACCTGGGCTATAGAACTAGGTGATTTCTCAGGCAAGCCTGTTAAACGTTCAATCTTGCGGCGAAGAACACGCAAAACGTCAATTTTCGGTGCCTTCAGCCCTCTTTCTTTCCAGTAGCAAACTGCATAATCTGGCTTCGATGCATAGGTTCGCGGCATCTGGTTCGAAAAGTACCCAGCATTTTCTATATTTTTCGGCAGCGGTCCATGAAGGCAGCCGAGCATAGCAGCACGAAGAACGACGGATTCGTCAGTGTCTTGATTCAGCAGCAAAAGAGAATCACGCAGAGCGCAAATATCTCGCAATGTTCTCGGATGATATGCGGCCTGAAAGAATAGTGTATCCGGTATGTCGCTTGGCTCAGTTTCGGCGATCAGGCGGGACGCCAGGCCGATAGGGATTTCAAAGTCGCAGGTAGCGAGCTTGGCTTTTGCAATAGCGACAGCAACAGGCGAGGAATCGATTCCCCAGGCACTTAATCCAAAGTTTCGGGCAGCAAATAGCGTCGTACCTCGACCACAGAATGGGTCAAGGACGACCGGTTTGTCCTTTTTATGCTTCCAAAGAACCTTTGATGGGTACTCAAGTGGAAACATCGTGAAATAGGGACAAATTGCGTTCAGTGCATTTTCTTTACTGTATGCGAGTACCACGTTCTTGATTCTTGTAATGTATATCATTTCCGAGTATGAGAGCCAGTTTACACCTCTACCAACCGTGTGGGGAACGACTGCCCGGCATGTTGTCAAGTCTTCCCAGCTAGCAACAAGCATTCAGGGGACGACCGACGGGTCGTTTTAGAACGGGGTGGGGCTCAAGGAAGCGTTGCCGGAAGAGATGTCAACACTGCTCGGGCGTATGGCTGTAAGTGGAGCCCGTGAAGCAAGCGGCGCATCAGACCTAAAGAGAGGTGTTCAGGCGTTGGAGCGGCGGCACGAGCTCCGACTGAAGTTCATAGACTAAGAGACACAGCGTCGCCCCGCAACCGGAGTTCGTGGTCAAACTTGCCCTTGCGGGACTCAACGATGTCGCTCATCGACGCCACCATTTCGATGAAGCTGCGGAACCCAAAGCTTGATTCATTGAACGTGGGATCCATGCGTTGGATGAACGGGCGCAATCGGGCCTTTTGGATCCAGGTCTCACCGCGCGTTTGAGACAGTCGTGTGATTGCCTTGATCACCAGATCACGGGCCGCTTGTTGCCGTGCCGCAGGGCTGACGGCCATGACCAGTAGTTCGCGAAGTTCGTCCTCATCGCCCTGCGAGAGAAAACCATTCGTTTCGATTGAGGACTCTTGCGGTTTCGTGACTGGGGCGGTTGGATCGGACGTGGTCACTTGCGTTGGTGTCGGGTGAGACGCAGCCGGGGTCGGCGTCGGGCTCAGCAGTGCTTCATAGAACTTGAACTCATGGCAACTGCGCGCCCAGTGTCGATTGGTCGACCGCTCGCTACCAATTCCGATCAGCGTCCGTCCAGCAGCCTTCACCTTGTAAGACAGGGGCATGTAATCGCTGTCGCCGCCCACAACAATGATCGTGCAGATGTGCGGGAAGCGCACCATGTCATCCATGACATCAAGGCACAGCTTGATGTCTGCGCCGTTCTTGGCGTTTGCCCCGGGCGGGAAGACCTGTATGAGCTCAATTGCCGATTCGAGAAGTTGTGTCTTGTACCGGTTGAACGACACCCAATTGGCAAAGGCTCTGTTAATGGCGATTGGCCCCACCGATAGCGCAAATTCGATGATCGTCGAGATCTGGAGAACCTCCTCTTGTGGCCGAAATCGGCTGCTCTCATAGGTGCCGGCACCGTGCTCCTGATCTATCAGACTGGCATGAAGATTTTCGAAATCCCAATAGATCGCAACTGTTTCCGCAGTCTGTTCCACGCTCAGCATCCCTGAAGTCACGAGTCGGCAATATACATCCTTGTCATTTGTCTCGTCCATCACGCGGCGCTACCACCGGTTGCCGCCTCACAAAATCGACAAGGCATTCCTCGCCTGAGCCAAACGACTCACCTTCGGCCTGGCGCTGGACCGCGCATTAGGCCCCATCTTCCTGACGACATCTTCGAAGGTAGCAGCAACGTCCTTTGGATCCCGGCACGCGTGCTCGGCGCGTGCCCCTCGGCGGACCGCTCACTGCCCACCCCCGAACACCTTTAACTTCACGAACGCCCCCGCGAGCAGCGCCAAAACCAGCCCGGTGATCAGCATCCGAACGATCGTCAGCCCCGCCGTCTTCTTCGCTTCGTTGAAGGCATCGAGCAGACTGCGCAGCTCGCTGATGTCGCGTGCCGCCTCCGGTCCATCGAGCCCGACTTCCGACAGTGCATGCCGCGCGCCTCGCTCGGCCGCCCGCTCCAGCATCGCTTCAAACTCTTCCTGCGGCAGCGTCACCCGCTTGCGCCGCTCGACTTGGGCTTCTTCCATCGTTTCGTTCTCCAGAAAGCACGAACCCGCCAGACGGCGGGCTTCGACACAAAGTTGCGCGGCCAAGGTCGCTCAGATCGCCACCCCGGCGCTCCATCCGGCCGCCTTGTACACCGAAAGCACCGCCTCATCTTCGATGAAGCAGAGCCAGCCTACCCTGGGCGCGTAAAACTCCCACGCACCGCCGATGCGCACCCCAATCTGCCCGCTGCGCCCCGACCAGACGCCGCTCGCTCCTGCCGGAATCAGGTAACGGTCGCCGTCGACCGGGCTCGCCGGCGGCGTCCCAAGATCCCGGTCTTTCACCGAGAGCCCGACGACCGCACCAAGTCGCTTCAGGTTAGCGTCCATGCCGTCCTTCCACCCCGACTCGCCCAGCGTCCAGCCATGGCTGAGCCCCAGATTCGGATCCACACTCACCATCAGATGCCTCCGTAGTATTTGCCATAGTTGAGTCCATAGCCCGCCCGGTCGAACTCGACGCTTTGCTTCTGCCATGACACGTGCCCGCCCCGCTCGGCCTCGATCTCGATGCGAATCCGGCCGTTGATCCGCGTAATCCTCGAGTCCGCGGCTTCCTCCGCAACCGCCCAGGTGACACTCGTACCGGTCAGCCCTGCGAGCGTCCTGACGAGCGCCCCGTTCTCATTGAACAGCCGCACGGTCGTCGTCTGCCCGGCCTCTGGTGTGATCGACCCCTCGGTCTGCAGCACCAGGTAGGCGGTCTGGCTCTGGCGGTTGCGCGTCGCCCACGAAACCGTGAGTTCGCCGGTGATCACGCTCGGATAGCGCAGCCCGTTCACCCGCACGTTGCCCGGGCAGTACGGGCGAATGAAACGCTTCGCCAGCGTCAGGTTCAACTCCGTCGCTGCGGCTTCCGCAAAGGTCCCCTTCGGCGTCCGCGGCAAGAGCTTCACCCGTGCGATCTCGTTCTGCACATACTCCGGCGTCAGATAAAACCGCCAGCCGTCGACGAACCACAAGCGGGCACCTACCGCGTGCGCCACCGGCACCGTGTCGAGCAGGCCGCGCTCCAGCGTCACCGTCTGCGCGACGAGGTTGATGGCCGTTACCTGCACCCACTCGCCATCGACCATCGCCAGCGTTTCCGGCTCCACTTCCTCGAGGTCGATCGCACCGGCGATACCCACCGTCCCGTTGATCGCCGACTGACCCAAGGCCTCGGTCAGCACTGCCGTCGGCGTGAAGGTCCCGAAGCCCTTCGACTTGAAAACCCCAGCTTGATAGGCCCTGGCCTCAAAACCGTAGGCATCCGAGTTTGAGCGTGCCCCGCAGGCCGCCACCAGCCCGTCGAGTTCGCCGATGTCGGCGATCAGGCTCTGCGACTCGCCGGTAAAATCCGCGATCACCGACCAGTACGGCACCTCGTAGAGCATTTGCACCGGGCAAGCCCGCGGAATGCTTAGCGGCTCGCTCCAGCCAGTCGGCGGCGGCACCGCATAGACCGACTGCGGCAAGCCAAAGACGTCCTGCACGCACTCCACCCGCACCGCCCCATCGGCGAGCTCGCCATAGGAGAGCCGCGCCACCCGCATCGCGATCTCGGTGATCCCGTAGGGCGGCCACGAGAAGCGGATAACGTCGCCGATGTTCAGGAGCGACGCCTGGCGATTGGCGACGAAGACGCACTTCGCCAATCCCGACGACAACTGCTTCAGCTCGCGCATCGCGACCCGGTTGGCGAGCTCGGCCTTCGAGATGCCGGGGAAGTTCACGCTGGTCGCCACCACGCTGCCGGTCATCTGCACCCCGGCCAGATCCTGCACCGTCACCGACGTGTCCTTGTCGGACTCGCGATCGCGGTAGACCACCGTCACCTGGTTGGTCACCTCACCCCACGAGGGCCGCGAGAACTCCTCCAGCCGCAGGATGTTCGACGGATCGAAGCGCGGCTGATTGGCCAGCGTGTAGTCGGCCCGGGCGAGGCGCAGGGTAAAGAGCCCGCTGCGCGGATGGACGTACAGCACCCCGTCGATGTGCTTCAGGATCGCGAGCACGAAGGACTCGATCGTCTCCTCACGGTTCCACAGCAGCGATAGCCCGAAGGCCTCGCCGTAGAGTGTGACAGCCGCCGCCGAGAAACTCGCGTCGTCGAGGTCGCTCTCCGGATAACCCATGCCCCAATCGCCATTCGTCAGGCACTCGCGGATGATGTGCGCCGGATTCGCGTCGCCGTCGATCTCGGCGTAAGAGGCGTACCACGCCCGCGGGATGCGTTTCGCGCGCACCGACCACGGCTTGATGTAGGGATTCATCGCCGCCACCCACACCCGTTGCAGGACCAGCGAGAAGACGCCGCGGAAGGCGGGAATCGCGCTGCCAAGAACGCCCTGCAGATAAGCGTTCTTCCCCTGACTGGCCTCGCCCATCAGAATGTCCACCGCCCCCTGCACACCGCCTTCGCGCTCCTCGCCACCGAAGAGCGTCGGGTTGTCGATCGTGATCGTCGTGCTCGCCGTGACGTTCCCCGACCACGCGACCCGTTCGCCGACCCGGATCTCGGTCACCGCGTCGACGGGCCCGTGGCAGAGCGCGAGATGCGCCCCGAGCCCATACCAGTAACCGACCGTATAGCTCTGCTTGCCCTTGCCGCCCCCCCGGCTCATGACCCTTCCTCCGTCGGCATCCTACCCTCCACCCGATCCGCGAGGCGGATCGCCATCGCATCACCGGTCGCGCGAAGCCAGTCGCTGTCGACGCCGTGCTCAACGAAAGCCTCCCAGCTCCGCTCCCGGCCGTCGAACCAGCGGCGGACGCCCTTGACGCAGTAACCCAACTCGCGCGCATGCGCGACCGTCACCCGAGTGTTCATTTCTTCCCTCCCGACGACTTGCGAATCGCCCGCACCTGCACGTCGCCGTACCAGACCACGTTCGGTCCCGACAGCAGTCGGGTGCCGAAGAGCACCGGGATCGGCGCGTCCTGCGAAGCGATCGGCACGTCCTTGTCGCCGATCTGGCCGGGTTGCGCGTTCTCCGGTGCTTTCGGCCGGGGCGCGAGGAGCGCGGAGAGAACGGTCGTGATGACCCAGACGAGGATCTGTTGCCACATGATTTGCCCCGATCAGACGATGGCGTCGCCAGTGAAGGGGTTCTTCACCGGGATGAACGGGAAACCGCCAAACTGGTCGAGGTTGTCGAAACGACTCGCACACTGCCCCAGCGAGTGATCGCAGCCGGCGAAGAGCGAGACCGCGTCGCCGACCGCGAGGCCGATCAAGGGCGCAGCGAGCGTCAGGCTCGACCCGCTGTGCGCCGTGATCATGCGCAACCCCGCATTGGCTGAGAGCATCCCGGCCGTGAAGTACCCATCAGCCGGCCCGGCGGCCGCCGCGACCGCTACCTGCGTGCCGCTGACACTGGCGACGAGCCCATCGACCCGAAACCGCTCGCGCAGCGCCCCGCAGCTCGCCGAGTACAGCACGTGCCTGCAGAGGAGCTGATAGCGGGCGCGCAGACCGACGCGCTTCAACGACGTGGCGATCGGCTCGCATTTCAGTTGCACCGTCGCTCCCGAGAAGCGCGCCGCACTGACCCGGCCTTTCCAGTAGGTGATGAACTCGGGGTCGGCCCGGTGCCGGCGGTAGATCGTGACGCTGACGATTCCCTCGGGTGGCGCGGCCAGAAACAGCGTCCCCAGCGGATCGTCCCGCGGCAGCGTGATCTCGAGGCCGGTGCGATGGATCTCGTTCGCCTGCTCGATCGCCCCGCGGGTCAGCGTCCGTGGCGCATAGGTCTCGGACAGATGGTCCACCGGCCGCTGGCTCGAGGTGTAGCACCAGCGGCGGGTTCCCTGCGCGAAGCGGTACAGTTCGATCGGGCTGCCATCCGCCACCGACTGCTCCACGGTCGTATAGGTCACGGCCTCACTCCTTCACCGTCCGTACTTCCAACACCGCCTGGACGATCCCGTCGGTGTCCCAGAACAGTTCCTGCGCGTCGGCGTCCAGCCGTACGAGGTCGAGAAACGAGATCCGGAGCACGTCCTGCACGGCCAGCGTCACGCCCAGGGATGAATCGAGCGTCAGCAGTTCCTCATCCGCCGAGATCTCGCTCCCGCCGGTGATGCGCCGGTGATCCGTCCGGCCGCCGGTTGCGTGGATCACCAGATCGCGCCGGATCGTCGGACTCGCGAGGTACCGCGCGTAGCCCATGTTCTTCACCGAGAGGTGCTGGTCGGCCGCGTGGATCGGTCGCGTCAGCGCCACATCCGACTGCCCCGACGACAGCCAGAACGGCACGGCACGCCCCAGGCGTGCGTGCAACCAGGCGCGGAAGGCCTGGATCGTCGCGCGATTGCCGAAGGTGAACCGCAGCCGCTTCCCCACCACCGGGTGGCCGCTGAGGTCGTCGATGGTCACCGGCCCGGTCCCATAGTCGAGCAGGGCGAGCTTGCGACGCCAGGTGTCGGTCAGATCCTCGATCCGGTTCGGACGCCACGCCAGCACGCGATAACCCTGGTAGGTGATCGGGCCATCGATCGCCGGCACGGGACTCGCATCCTCGACCGCAAAGCGCACCCGCGCGCTCGCCAGCGCATCGGTCGGATGCGCGACCAGGACGTCGCCATCGATCCTTGCGAAGCGCGCCGGAAAGACGCGGGTCCCCGCCGGCCAACCGCGCGACAGCGGCTGCTTCAGGGTCAGCGCATTGCCGGCCAGCGACAGAATCTCGCCGACCTCGTGGTGCTGGTTGTCCGACCAGAAAGCGACCAGGCCGCCGGCATGGTAGTCGGCATTCGCCGCATCCGACACGCGGACCGCCGTCGCGCCAGCCGACAGCGGGGCGGTGAGCACCGTGCGATCGGTCCACACCGGCACGGCAAAGACCCGCGCCGCCCAGGCGTGCAGCAGCGTCTCCAGCACCCGCACGTCGTGACCGGCGAGATCGAGCTGGAATTCGAAGCTGCGACGCGGAAGGCTGCGCAGCCGGATGCGCTGCTCGCTGCCGTCGTACGACTCGAGGACATCGGTCAGCCACGCCAGCCGCTCGGTGATGCCGCCCGCCCAGTTCGGCGCAAACCCGAAGACCACCACGCGCCGGCCGCTGATGCTGAGCGTCGAGGTCGCCCCGTTGCTGAAGCGAAAGACGTAGCGCGCCGACAGAACCGGGCTCCCCTGGGTCGACGCCGCCACGGTATAGACGCGCGACTTTAGCCCGCCATAGACCAGCGGCGGCGGGGGCTGCCCGATCAGTGAAACCCCATCGGCGCCGGTCCCCTCGATCGCTGCCAGGGAAACCGGCGAGAAGAACGCATTCCAGACCTCGAGGGGGTGGCTCACCGGGCTCACGATATTGCCGAAGTCGATGGCCGCCGGCAGCACGTGGATGCGGTGATACCAGTCGTCGCGGAAGGTCCGGTCAGCCGCTCCCGTCCAGCCCGCCCGCGGCAGCACGCCCGCCAAGGTGAAGCGCCGGGTCCCGGCACGATCCAGCCCGGCGATCGAAGGCACGCGCGCCAGGCTGACCGTCCGCAGGTTGGCCGAGACCGTGTAGTGACTCGCCAGATGGAGGACGGAAAGGCTCGCGACGCCGATGAGCGTGGTCATCGCTCACTTGCGAAGCGCCAGGCCGACACCGCCAGCCGGCCGATCACTGCGGAAGAAGACCAGCCACTCGTCGGCGCCGATCGTGAAGCCATCGCCATTGTTGAAGTGCTGCATATGGACGCAGCGCAGGTGCGGCAGGAACCCGAGCAGGACGCCGTAACCCGCCGACTGGAACATCACCCGGATCGGCATCAGCGGGGCGAGTCCGTTGAACTGGTTGGTCATCTCGGGCGCACCATCGCGCCAGAGGGCGAGCGCGCTGCCGGCGCCCAGCCATTGAGCGCCTTCCACTTCGGCGCGCAGCGCGAGGTGGTGGGCGTAGTAGATGCCCATGCCCGGCGCCCAGAACTGGTGGCCGCCGTAGAACGCGCCGGTGTCATAGATCCCGGTCTTGATCAACTGGCCGACAGCGAAGTGCGTGTTGGCCTGGGCCGGGGAGACGAAGACCCCGGCGAGGAGGTCCGGATTCGTCTGCGCAAAGAGATGCCAGGTGCAGGGGAAGAGCGAGGTGCTCTGCGAGCCGACCTGGTTCGGACAGGTGAGCGGGTAGGGAATCGCGTTCGGCTGGTTGTCCCAGGCGCTTGCGCCGCTGTACCCGGTCGAGCCTTTGAGCGCGAGGGCGTCGCTGCCTGGGGTGTAGGCGGTCGAGAAGTCCGCCCAGACGTCACCGCGGTTCAAGTGCAGACGGTAGCCGGCGCCGTCCGCGGCGTAGCCGTTCACCGTCCACCCCTGCGCTTGCGCGAATGTATACAGGGCATCGATCAACTGGTTGGCGGTCGAGGCGACGCCGGTCGCGTAAGTCATCGGATCCTCCAGAAAGCCGGGGCAGCCAGGGACATCCTGGTTTACTCCAGGCGCAGCGCCACGTAGTTGCCGATGCCGGTCGAGGCGACGTCCTGCAGCACCAGGTAGTTCACCCCGCCGACGGTGATCAGGTTCTCGGCGGCATTACCGAAACCCGAGACGTGATACAGCCCGTCGATCTCGCCATAGATCGCCGTGGCGTCGTAGAGCACCAGGCTGGTCAGCGGATAGATATCGCCCGGCGAGTGTTTGTAGGTCTGCCCCGCGGGGTAGCGCGAAGGCGTCGCCCACACCCCGGCGAGGTTGCGCATCTGGCAGTTCCAGATGGTTGTCACTTCCGACCAGCGGCGCCCGCC